AATTTCTCTGTATTATCATACAACCAATTTTCATCTATTTTTTCTATTTTAAGTTCTGATAAGAGTTTTTTGGCTTGTTCAAAATATGTCTCTGATACATTACTATCTTGTAGTGCTATTTGCAGTGATTCTTCTGTGGGTGTTTTATTATATTTCTTTACAAAATCATTTATTAAATTAAATATAATTTTTTGACTTTGATCGTAAAAATACTCATCCTTTAAAAATGGTACTACCTTTCTTAAGTAATCTTCGTTATGTATTAGATTCCTTAATATTGTTATTTCTATTGACATCAATTTGCATTGCCTCCGTTAAAATATCGTTAATAATCAAATCAAAAGTTTGGTTGAGGATTTCACTTTTCATCATATCTTTTGATACAATATCTGGTTTATGAATAATATGATAATTAACACCAATACCTTTTTTAGCTTCTTCTATCATATCAATATTTTCTAACTGCACAACTAAACCTTGGTAATCTCCAGATAATATTTCAAATCCCCATTGGTTTTTATCAGCAAACCATGGTTTATATAAATCATTCCGAAGCATTTGTAAACTCCTTATCCAATTCATCTTCTGTTAAATCACCAGTCATTAAATTAGCGCTTGATGATTTAAATTTAGTTTCTACATAATTTTGAAAATCCATACTTGATACAATTGGCAACCAAAAATCTTTCGTATAAGTGTCTTTCATTCTAAACTTTTGATCTTCATCTTTTCTACTATACCAACCATTCGAAGGTTTAGTTACAAAACCACCATTTAATGCTACATCCATTAAACCNGACCATTTTGTTATTCCACCTTCAAAACTTACTTCTACTGCTATCTTTGTTTTTTCTCTAACATAACGAGATTTTTCAACATTAATAATAAAGTTATAACCTGTCAAACCAGTTGTATCTTTTTCTTGTTGTCGACCAATAATATAGATATTATCTGCTGAATAATAAACGCCCGTACCTCCTGATACAATATCTCTAGGATATAAACCAATTTCTTTATATGTGTGATTAACAACAACCATTGGAATATCTTTTATTGCAAGATGAGGGGTAATCATTCTGAACAAACTTTTTAATTGTTTTGCTCTTGACATATCAGCTACTGATTTGCCAGATAATGAATCTTCTACTTCTTTTCTTGAAGCTAGATTACCAACAGAGTCGATAATAAATATGACCCTATCACCACGTTCAATGCTGTTAAGCTGTTGCATAGAATCGTGCTTAAGCTGTTCGACATCTGTGACGGGTGTGTGTAAGACACGAGATGTGTCAATACCAAAGGACTCAAAATAAGATTGAGGAGAACCAAACTCAGAATCATAAAACAAAACAACACTATCATCATATTTATCCATGTAAGATTTAGCAAGTAGTAATGCAAAAGCAGTTTTGAAATGTTTTGATGGTCCTGCGAACACTGTCAAACCTGGCGTTAAACCACCATCTAATTTACCAGACAGCGCAACATTGAGCATTGGCACTGGTGTTTGAATCATGTCCTTTGCATTGAAGAACTTAGATTCAGATAATAAACTTGTGTCTTTTATCGTTGTGTTTTTTTGTAATTTTTCTATTAAGGACATAATACACCTCTACATAATTCGCTATAATAACCCATTATAAACATTATTGTTATAATAATCAATACAAGTAACTCTTTCAACCAAACAAACCCTCAAGCGTCGCTTGTTCTTTTATATTCCACCCAACAACATTCAGCAATGACGTCAAAGGTTCAAGGAAAGCCTTTTGAAACATCATATCATAATCAACATAATCATCTAATCTAAATTCGGGTGGTATTTCAGATCGAAAAGTTATCACATTTATACCTAATGGATTTTGTTTTTTGAGATATACAAATTTTATTTTATCGCTATCACGTATTTCTTCATATTTCTGTTTTAGATTTTTTGTATTCAATAAATGGTTATACATCAATGCGCCTTTTACATGTATAGGTGTGCCCTTTTTGTATATAGATCCCGAATCTTTGTATTGTGTGACATTATTTGCTGTTCTTGGGAATGCAATATCTACAGGTGGAAGTTTGTGCCATTTGTCTTCAATATCCCTAACATAATCGCGCAGTATGTCTTCATTTTTTGTCAATACAATACTTACTGATTCCTTAAGAGTGGATCTAACTGAAGCTGGTGTAGATGATCTCACAATCTCCATGCCCTGCACTTTTAGTTTAGGTTTTTCATACACAATACCTTCAGAATCATAAACATTCAATGCATATCTTTTTTTAGCCAACCATATACCACTATCAGCAATAACTTCTCGTTTAAAAGATAACTTCTTCTGATACACATTTGTATATGAAAATATATCTTCTAATGCTTTATCAATTACTTTTGATAAACTGGTCTCACAAAATTTATCAAGTAGTACTGATATTTCTTTATTACTTTTACCAGAAAAATTTTGATCAACAAAGGTGCCAAGCGTTATGTATGTTGAGTCAGTATCAGAATAAAATGAATACTCCACATCTTTAGTTTTACACACTTTATTTAAAAACTCGTTAAGTTTCTTAGCTACATATCTTATGACATATTGACCAGTCATTGTTATGCCTTCAGCTATTTTTTTATCGTGCCATCTAAAATGAATATTACCACTAGCACCATATAAACTATTCATAAGAATTTTAGCAGCCATTTGTTGAGAGTTAAGACTTGATATACGTTCAGTATCACCTTCTTTCTGAGCATCAATCATTTCTTTTTTAACTTTTGTCCTCTTGTCAAAATACATTTCAATAAGTTGTGGCAGTGTTCCTTTCTTATCTGTTCTAAAAGTTTGACCATTTGCAACCATGCAAAGATTATCATCGTGAATTTTTTTAATGACATTCTTATCAACTGTTTGATTAATAAGTTGCACAATTGAATCTTCATTATCTTGAAGTGGTTTCCAATCTCCTATTGTATCTTTTGACATATTATATGTCATCATTATAGTTGGATACAAAGAAGTGGCATCAAAAGAAACAACCCATTTGTGTTTAGCTGGTTTTGGATCTTTTACAAATGCACCTATGATTTCTCTATCAGCTGGAGGGATAGGATCAATCATTGCGTGAATATTATCTTTTAAAAGATGACTGTATATAACACAATCCCACACTCTTACAGGTGAAAATAAATCAAGATAATTACATTTAGCTTCATATGCCATTGTAACTATTAACTTAATCAAATTCATTTTTTCTTCGAGTCTAGTTACAAGCTCAACGTCTTTGATATTATATTCTGTATAAAGTTGCCAATCATTAGTATAAAATTCTTTAAATGAATCGTAATTGTGTTTCAGTTTTTGTTGACCCAATTCTTCTTTTGCAACAAAATCTAAAGCATATGATTCTAAAGTTTTATAAGAAAACTTTTTATAGACATCCATATAATCAAGAACGGATATACCTCTCCAATCAACAAATGGTGCAGTTCTGCCTCTTGAAAATGTAATTTCCCCTTCATCATAATCACCAGACGGACAACATTCTCTTAAAGCAGAATCTCCAAGTATCTTTTTTATACGTTTTGATAAATACGTTATATCGAAAAGTCGACAGTTCCATCCAGTTATAATATCTGGTTGGTAATCTTTAATAAAACTAACAAACTGTCGCAACAGATGTCTTTCATCATTACATTGATTGTAAGTGACATTATCTTGAGCAGTTGTGAAGGGTTTGCATCCAAATGAAGTAATTTTTTTAGATACAAAATCTTGAACTGTTATGAGCAATACTTCTTCAATATGGGATTCAACATCAGGGAATCCAAACGTAGTTGAAGTTTCTATATCAATTGTTAGTATTTTTATNAGTGAAGTGTCATATTTTATGTCACCAGGAAATGCTTTATTAATGAATTGATATTCATATTTTTTATTACCATATAATTTAACTGGAGAATTGTAAATCTCTCTATTGGCGTGTCTTATATTATCACATTTGAACTCGTCGAGATATTTACCGTCTTCTGTTTTGTGGTTTGTAGCCTGTTTTGTGGGTTTATAGATTGC